AGATCCAATCAAGTTCAAGAGTAAAGAGTTGCCTGATGGCGAACTACTAGACATTGATAATCCAAATCACTTCAAATACATTGAATATATTGAAAAACGAAATATCAGGTATGATAGTTATCCGTTCTTAGTAACACCTGACGAACGTGGTCGCAATGGTAACAGAATCATTGTTCCATATACATATAGAAACAAGATTGTAGGACACACTAGTAGATACTTAGACAATCGTACGCCTAAGTATATTAATGACCAGCAAACCGGATATGTATTCAACATGGATATTCAAAAATCAGAATGGCAAGTATGTATCGTAACAGAAGGTATCTTTGATGCATTAAGTATTGATGGTGTTGCTATCATGCATGATGATATTAGCAGTGAACAAGTACAATTATTAGCGACATTAAATAAACAAATTATTGTAGTACCCGATAGAGATAAAACAGGATTAAAAATATGCGACAGAGCATTAGAATTAGGGTACAGTGTTAGTTTGCCTAATTGGGAATCTGATATCAAAGATACAAATGATGCAGTAGTACGATACGGTAAATTACCCACTTTACTAAGTATCCTACAAAGTGCTACAATGAGCAAGATAAAAATAGAAATACAAAGGAAGAAAATTGGCAAAGCAGGAAACTAAAAAGCAAGTAGATTACACAGTAGATGTGCAAAAATTATTCCTACGTATGATGATTACTAATGCGGAGCTTTATACACGTGTTATGAATATTATGAACAGCGAGAACTTTGACCGTACATTAAGACCAGTAGCAGAGATGTACAAAGAGCATACGGACAAGTATAAAATATTACCGGACACAACACAAATTAAAGCAATGACAGGCATAGAGATTGAAGCTATTCCTGAAATGACGGATGGTCATTATGAATGGTTCTTTGATGAATTTGAAAGTTTCACTAAAAGACAAGAACTAGAACGTGCTATTCTTAAGGCAGCTGACTTACTTGAGAAGGGTGACTTTAGTCCCGTTGAAAAATTGATTAAAGACGCAGTTCAAATCAGTTTACAAAAAGACATGGGTACAGATTATTTCTATGACCCTTCCGCACGTATTAACAAATACTTTAACAACGGTGGACAAGTCTCTACTGGTTGGCCACAGATGGATAAGATTCTGTATGGTGGTATGAGTCGAGGTGAACTCAATATTTTTGCAGGTGGGTCAGGTTCAGGCAAATCATTGGTGATGATGAATCTAGCATTGAACTGGATTCAAAAGGGAATGAGTGGTGTATATGTTACCCTTGAATTGGCAGAAGAATTGACAGCACTTAGAAGTGACGCAATGGTTACTAGCATGGGTACAAAAGATATTCGCAAAGATATCGAGGCAGCTCACCTTAAGGTTAAGATTATTGGGAAAAAGTCAGGTCAATATCGTATCAAAGCTTTTCCCGCACAAAGTAACGTGAATGATATTCGTGCTTACCTCAAAGAAGTACAGATTCAAACTGGTATTAAGATTGACTTTGTGATGGTCGATTATCTTGACTTGGTTATGCCTGTGTCAGTTAAAGTTAATCCTAATGACCAGTTTATTAAAGACAAGTATGTAGCAGAAGAATTGCGAAATTTGGCAAAAGAGATGGGTGTATTATTAGTTACTGCTAGTCAGTTAAATCGTAGTGCAGTTGATGAACAAGAGTTTGACCACAGTCATATTGCAGGCGGTATCAGTAAGATTAACACAGCCGATAACGTGTTTGGTATCTTTACTAGTCGCAGTATGCGTGAACGTGGAAAATATCAGATTCAGTGTATGAAAAGTCGTAGTTCTACTGGTGTGGGTAATAAAATTGATTTGGAATATAATATTGAAACTATGCGTATTACTGATGAGGGCGGAGAAGACGGCGACAATAACAACAGTTATAGGCCACAACCTAGTGCATCTGATATATTGACACAGTTGAAGCCACAAAGTACAGTAACTTCAGATACAGGTACTATGATGCCGGAACCGCTTCAAAAACGTGTTTTAGCTGATGTACAGGGTTCTAAGCTGCAAGCAATGTTGAATGCGTTAAAGAAATAATTATTCAAAAAGAATAAATACAATTAGGATAATTATATGCAAAGAAACACCCGCAGCCTTTTGCAAGAACTTGAAGCTATTGGCAACAATCGTGACAAAACTCACGTTATTGAGAGCCGAGCCCACAACATCATTACAAGTGCTATTAATCTATTAGAAATGATTAATAAAAACTATACTGTTGAACAAGCTCAAGTTTTGGAAAGAAAGTTACTTAGTGCTATTAAAGCACGTGACCAGGGGAAATTTTCCAAGTCTTTAAGGAAAAATAGTAGTGAAACTGAATGAATTTAAGAAATCACATCAAATAAATGAGCTAGACGCAAGTTCTATCTTGGGTGATTACGGCGCCGCCGCAGTAAAAAATGCTGCTAAATCACTAAGTGGTGGCAATAATATTGGTGTTGCTAATCAAATGGCTAAAGACTCTTTTATTAAGAACTTTGTCAGGCAAGCAGGTGAAACTCTTAGAACTGGGGTTGAAAGCGGATTAATTAGCGCTCCTAATCCAGACGCAGAAAAAGCTCCTGAAACTTCAGCATCTACCAATCCAGCTGCTACAAAACCTGTTGGGCAAGCTGCTCCGACTACTCCTGAAACACCGGAACAGAAAAGAATTAGATTACAAAAAACAGCAGGTCAGGCAGCGGATAAACAAGCTATGCCTGTCAGCAAATTGCCAGCAAATCAACCACAAGTTCAAGCTGCTAATATTAGACAACAAAAACTAGCTACTGCGACTCAGGCAGCACAGGCAAACATGAAAACTTCGGTTGCACCAGCTGCAAAAAATACTGCGGCACAGGCAGCATTAAAGGGTAAGTTAAAATCGGGCGGCGGAATGGCAAGCAAAGGTGGTTCCGGATTTAAGGATTATGTAGGTGGTAGTGGGGAACGCATGACAGGAGTAGACCAATCTAGAGCTCCTATCTTTAAGAAAATAAACAGAGAAAATACATTCAGCAAGCTAAACGCTGTATTTGAGAGTATTGTTAGAATTGACGAAGCGCAAACAGTTGGTAGTGAATTACAAAAATTTGTTACTCAATATATGCGCGGGATCGATATCAGTAAATATCAATCTGAGATACAACCGGCATTAGATGCAGTACAAGCATCTTATATCAGAGATCAAGGAGATGCTGCACTAACAAAATTAGGAAATATGCTGTATTCAATCTCTATGTCTGCAGGTGGTGGTAATTCAAATTCATCCGCCGCACCGGGATCAGCAGGCTCTGTATCAGCCGGTACCTCACAAATCTTGAATCAAATTAGCGCAGTGACTGGCTCAGAGAAGGCAGGCGATTTAGCAGCCATTGTTCAACAAGCCTTATCAAAATTAATGACTATCGATAAAGCCGCATATTCTAACCTAATATCATCAATCAAGTCAGGCGGATATAGTGGTAAAATTAATCCTAAAATGTCATTTGGTGGTGAAAAGCAAGACCCCAATGATCCAACAACTGCAAAAATGATGGCAATGGCAAAACAGCAGGGGAAAGTATAATGAATCTAGCTGAATCTTTAGCATTTCTTAAAAATAAAATAGAAGCAATATCATCAACTGAACTTAGTGAAGGTAAGGGGCACCTAGATCATCCTGAAGATTTAATATTTTTAGACGGTAGTGCAGGTGCATCCAGAGCACTGAAGGCTAGCGTAGACACTGTAAAGAATCCAAAAACCGTTACTATCAAGTGGGACGGTTACCCTGCATTGATCTTTGGTCGTGATGCTGCCGGACGTTTTTCTATTATGGACAAACATATGTTCAATAAGAAAGATGGCACGGGCCGTCAAGTATTCAGTCCTGAACAATTTGCAAAATACGATGCTGACAGGGGCGTTGTACGCTCAGACTTAAGTAATTTAATTAACGAAATTTGGCCTGGATTGGCCAAAGCATCTGATGGTGCTAAGGGTTACTACTGGGGAGACCTGTTGTTTAGTAAACCTTTAGAAAGTCAAAACGGAATATATTCTTTTAAGGCTAACCCTAACGGTATAACATATAGAGTAGTAGCAGACAGTGATGTAGGTAAATTGATTGGTGCCAGAGAAGCTGGTATAGCAGTACACCAATATCTATCTCCTGACG